AGATAGTAAAGCGAGCAGAACTTCCTGAAGAAAAGGATAGCGATGCTTTCCCGATTGTGGAAGTTTGGCTTAACACTCACAGAGATCGGTACGTTACTGCTACCGCATCATCGGCTTAATAAGGAAGGTGTATCATGGCTATTAATCGTTCAAGTATTGCTAAAGAACTCCTTCCTGGCCTTAATGCTGTTTTCGGTCTGGAGTATGGTGACGTTAATAATGAGCATGAGCCTCTTTATGAAGCGGAAAACTCTGATCGTGCATTTGAGGAAGAAGTTCTATTTACGGGCTTCGGAACTGCTCCCACCAAAGGTGAGGGTGCTTCTGTTGCTTATGATGACGCGCAGGAAAGTTACACTGCTCGTTACACGATGGAAACTGTTGCACTGGCTTTTGCCGTTACGGAAGAAGCTATGGAAGACAATCTTTATGACACGTTTGCAAAGCTACGTGCCAAAGGTCTTGCCCGTGCAATGGCTAACACGAAGCAGGTTAAAGCTGCCAATCTCTTCAACAATGGATTTACGGATACCATTGGTGATGGTGCGGCATTCTTCTCTTCTGCTCACCCAACGATCAGTGCGGGTAATCAGTCCAACTTGATTGCTGCTTCTGATCTTTCGGAGGCAACTCTGGAAACGGCTCTGACGAATGTTCAGAAAATTGAAGATGACCGTGGTATCTTGATTGGTGCCAGTTCGGTTTCGCTTCATGTTCCTGTGGATTCGTGGGCGATTGCGGATCGGGTTCTTAACAGCCCAGGTACGACTCAGGTCAGTGCCGCTGCTGCTAATCCGAATACCAACGCTGTTAATGCAACGCGCCATATGGGCATGTTGCCTGACGGCTTCTATGTTAATCGGCGGTTTACCGATACGACTTCTTGGTGGATTAAAACGGACGTGCCGAATGGTACGAAGATGTTTGTCCGCACTCCTCTTCAGACGAAGATGGAGCCTGATTTCGATACTGGTAATCTTCGCTTTAAGGCTCGCGAGCGTTATGCGTTCGGTGTGTCTGATTGGCGTGGATGGTTCGGTTCGCAAGGATCGTAATGCTAAAAGTCAGGGGGAATTAATTTTCTCCCTGACTTTATCTTAGGAGAATAAAATGGCAAATAATTATAATGCTCTTTTTCAGGCAGGTGCAGGAGTTATTTCTACAGCAGAAAAAACTCGTATTATTGCGGTCCATGCTCATAGCACTGTTGCAGGTTCTTTTGATATTAAAGGAGCAACGTCAGGTGTTTTGAAATTTTTCGTAGCAGCTAATGAAAGTGCAGATATTTATATTGGAGATATGGGCGTTCCAATGGTAGGAAGTGTAAGTGTTTCAGTTCCTGCTGATGGTGCTGCTTTAACATTAATTGTAGGCTAATACAATGCCTGACTTTGCATTTTTAAAAAATGATTTGATAAATACAACTGAGAACGACTCAACTGAGTTTTCAGATCAAATATCTTTTTTTGTAGAGAAAACAGAGAATAGGCTTTCAAATGATCTAGACGATTTTGGTCTAGATTTTTTTACTACAGTATCTTGCTCAATTGGAAATCCAATTGTATCCTTGCCTGTAGATACAAAAATTGTTAGAAATGTAAATGTTATATCTAGTGCATCATCTACAAGAACAAGTTTATTGCAAAGAACGTATGAGTACGCTATTGATTACTGGCCTCATGCAAGTGCATCTGTAGGTGATCCTCGATATTATTCACGTAAGACAAACACAGAGATTTATATTGTACCTACTCCTGCATCAGCAGTTGACATTGAGGTACAGTTTGTACGTAAACCTATAGGTCTAGCTTCTGCAACTGGAACAAGTGTAACAACTACTAATTACTTTAGTGAGTTTTGTTATAACGCTTTGTTCTATGGTTGTATGATTGAAGCTACCATGTATATGAAAAGTTGGAGTGATCTTCAAATATGGGAAGGTCAATACCAAAATGCTATTAATCAACTTAGAAACCAAGCTCGTCGTACTCGTCAAGATGATATGGCACAAGCAGCAAGTCCTGCTGGCAGTCCTGATACGGTGATTATGGGATCAACATAATGGCTATCGGTAGAAGTAATATTTCTAATCAAATTTCAAAATCTAAAAATAAAAAGAAAAAAAAGAAGAGAGTTTATAAAAGGAGAAAAAAATGAAAGACTTTGTATCAGGTTCAGCAGCACGTAAGCTTCCCAATCTTGATCCAGATTTAAATGAGATTGTAGGTCGTCCTACAGGTCAGGGATTTGGTGCAGCTAGGAAAGGACCAAATGTGGTTGCCTCTTCTGACAAAGACCTCATGAAAGAGGAGGACTAGTCATGGCAGAACCTAAAAATATTTCTCAAGCCCGTAAAATGGGTAAAAGTTATTTTATAGGAAAAGACGGAAAACGAAAAGCTGCTGTAACTAAAGAGGAACTTAAAAAGTCAGGATTATCTTTGCGTGATTATTTAAATAAACAACAAGGTAAAACAAGACGAAGTGCTGCTAAAGTTGCACCTAAACCTAAAGCTCGACCGTCAAAACGTGTAGCAGATACAGGCCAACGTCCTGATAATCGTTCTGTTAAATCTACTCCTAAATCTAAAGTACCTACTGCTCAACGTAAAACACCTGAAGATATTTTAGGAACAAGGGAAAAAAGCCGTGCAGCACGTAGAGCTAGACAAGAAGCTAAAACAAAAAAAGATACCTCTATGACGCCAGAAGAAAAACTTAAAGGTCAAATAGGTATTAGTGCTGCTGCCGCTGCTCTTCTTGGTCCTGGTGCTATACCTATTTTAATGCGCGTTGCAGCTAAACATGGCCCTGCTTTTGCTAGGTCATTAGGAAATAAAATTAAAAATCTAACGTCAGGACAACAAAAGAATGTTGTACAAGCAGCGAATAATGCTGCTACAAAAACAAAAGCTCAACAACAAACTTCTCAAATGTTACGAGCAGCACAAAGAACACAAAGCTCACGACAACCTTTGAAAAAAGATCGTGTTGAGCCTTATATTAAAAAAGAAAATAAACCCTTAACTCCAGGACAAAGCAGAACTGCTCGTTTAGTAGATGCAGCTAAACAATCTCAACGTAAAGAATTTGATCCTGGTTATACAGGAGGAGCTTTGAAAAAAGGTGGTCCTATTGTAGCACGTAAAGGAAGCGGTAGTCTTAAAGCTGTAGATAAACAAAAAAATCCAGGTCTGGCTAAACTTCCTTCAAATGTTAGAAATCGTATGGGTTATGCAAAGTCTGGAGGCAAAGTTGTAAACCGTAAAGGTGGAGGTAGGGTAGGATCAGGTAATGATCTTGTAGCCTCTATATACGATTAAGGAAAAGTTCTATGGCTATGTATTCTAAAGATTTACAACGTCCTCAAAGAGAACCAGCAAAAGAAAGGCGTCAACGACAAATATCGTTTAAAAAACCTAGAATACGTAAAAGTAAACGTCCCCGTTCTTTTTCTGTTAAAAAGGGAGGACAGATAATAAATAAAAAAATGGGTGGAACTTTTTTTGTTGCATCTCTGTACGATTAAGGAGAAGTTATATGTCTAATAAAAAGAACAAACCAAAAGACCCATCATTTGAAAGTTTTTTACAATCAAATTTAAAAGCTAAAACTAAAGAAAGAGAAAAGAAAAACAAACCTAATATTAAACCTAAAAACTTTGTTGAAGGTCCAAAGGCACCTCCAGTAAATAAACGTGGTGGTGGAACTTTTGATATGGAAATAAAAATTCCTAAAGAAATGGTTACTCAAGGTGTAATGTATGGTTATAAAAAAGGTGGTCAGGTTTAATGCCTCCTAAACGTAAACGCACTGGTACAGGTAAACGCAGACGCACTGGTAAAGGTATGAAAGGTCATACCATACGTGGCGGTCATAAACGTCCTACTAGAAGTGGAGCGGGTATGACTGCTAAAGGTGTGGCTAAGTATCGTAGAGAGAATCCTGGAAGTAAACTAAAGACTGCTGTTACTGAAAGAAAACCTACAGGTAAACGTGCAAAGAGACGTAAAAGTTTTTGCGCTAGATCAGCAGGACAAATGAAAAAGTTTCCTAAAGCAGCTAAGAATCCTAATTCAAGATTACGTCAAGCAAGGAGACGTTGGAGGTGCTAACAAAGGAGGTGCATCATTTCATATTTAATTAGTAATATACCACACTTTAAATGTTGGGTACGTAAAGAGTTTACACATAACCATCAAGAATATCAAGGAGAATATTTACACGGTTTAGCCATAGCAGTAAATACAATTCCAGATCGATGTCTTAGTTTTCAAGTTGTATTTACAGGTATTGATGAAGAAGAAAATATACATGGTGGAGCAATGTGGGCAAGGATGCCTATAACAGCTTTAATAGCAGATGAAGTTTTAGAAGAAATGCCAGACAGAATGGATACTCATCTAGCTCAACCTTGGGATTGCTCATCAAGAAATCATGCTATAATTGTAATGGATAGAGTTAGCTCAAGTCCTTGGTTATGTAAAATTAATGGAGAATTTTTTAAAGCTCGCTATATGTTTACCATAGATTATACTGATAGTTACATAAGCGATGATCCAGCACAACATAAACAAAGTCACGTATTACAATTAATTGATGCAGATAAATGGACAGGTAATATTGTAGCATTACCTAACAACAGAGTCAGAGTTACAAATCCTGCTTTGTGGGTAACAGGAGAAGGCGCTCCAGACTTTGCACCAAGTCAGTATATACACTCGTCAGAAATACATGATAGTTATACTGATCCACACATAACTTTTAATAATTTATATCAGGAGGACGATGATGCGTAAAAAAACTAAATACATGTCTAAAGGTGGAAAGATGACAAAGTATAAATCTAAAGGTGGTGCTGTAAAACGTCGTCGTGGTGGTACGGTTCGCCGTAAGTCTGGTGGTAGGGCTAGGTAATGGCTAAACTTTGTCCCAAAGGTAAAGCTGCTGCAAAGCGTAAGTTTGATGTATATCCATCAGCTTATGCTAATATGTATGCATCTGCCATATGTTCTGGTAAAATAAAAGAAGGGGGCAAAAATAAAAAGAAAGTCAAAGCTAAAAAAGGAACTACTGGTGGTTTAAGAAAGTGGGTTGGTGAGAAATGGGTGGACATTGGTGCACCCAAAAAAGATGGTAAGTTTCAACCCTGCGGTCGTAAGTCTGCTAAAAAAAGTAAAAGAAAATATCCTAAGTGCGTACCTCTTGCGAAAGCAAAACGTATGACAGCAGGTCAAAGAACTTCAGCAGTTAAACGTAAACGAGCAAAAGCTCAAGGTGTAGGAGGTAAACCTACAATGGTAAAAACATTTGCTAAATATGGTGGACAAGCTTTGGTAGCTTCTTGTTATGACTAAACGTAAAGACCCTAAAGTAGGAACTGGTAAAAAACCTAAAGGTTCTGGTCGTAGATTATATACAGACGAAAATC